CGCTCTACAATACCATAAACAACTCCTTCAAACAATTGATATTCAAGTTCGTTTTCAAATTGTTTAAGAGATTCAAACACAGGATGTGCTAGTGCTTCTTTTAATATACCTTCTATATGACCAAGTTTTTTTTGTTGGTATTTTACTGCTTCAAGTAATAATTTATTTTTATTCATGATTTATATGAAATAAATATAAACTAAAAAAATAGATCTTATAAAAAACACAAGGCATCAGTTGATTAACACTGATGCCTCTATAATTTTAATCTAAAATTTTAGATTAACCCATACGTTGTCTAAGTTGCCATGGAATGTTTTCAAGATCGCATTTAAATTTCTTGATTAAACCAATCATTTCAAGAATCAATCTTGATCTTTCCCCTGCTTGTGGAAGGCGATAAAAATCTTCTTCTAGTATACTATTGCCTTCTTCAACTAGTTCATCGCAGGTTTCGATTGCCTCGTCAATAAAAGCGTCAACTTTTGATGTGTATTTATCAAGTTGACCGTTACCAGGACTTAATAAATCGCTCATTAAACCTTCGTGAATTTTTTGTTTTTCTTCTCTAAATAAACCTCGGAGCATGGAACCAATTCCACCCCCTTTTATTTTTCTCTCAAATGCTTCTGTTTCATCTTCAAGCTCAATATCTTTAAGTTTCTTTTCTCTTCTTACTTCTGCCGCTTTAATTGCTGCTTGTGCTGAACCTTTACCAATTCTGTGTTTAGATAAATCAGTGCTTGCTGAAATTACGTTGTTAATAACCGCATCAATTTCTGATTTTTTTGCGGCAAAAAAATCAAGAAGTTCTTTTAATCTAAAATATGCTTTACTAAGCGCAACTTTGGCATTTTGTTTAACAGTTTCTACTGATTTGGCGATAGAATTTATCTCATCAACAAGCATGTCGCGATCTTCTTTTGTTGGAGCTTTGGCTAGTCTAGCATTTAATCTTTCTTCATCTTTATCTCTTTCAAAATCAAGAGTTTCTGCTGCATCATTGATTGCCTTATTAAGCATTGCAACTTCTTTTGCTCCAACTTCATTTGTAGTTGGATCAGTTGTATTTAGCAAGTATTCTAGTCTAGCAATTGCATTTAGTGCCGCTGTTGTTGGGCCAGTTAATGCTGGCCCAACAGATAGTCTTCTTAATGAAGGTGCGGTTGGAAAAAACGCTTCGTTAAGTTGTACTTCTAAAACGTTTTTATATTTGACTTTTACCTCTGCAAAAGCAGGATTTTTTAGAGCTTCTTTTATTATATTATAGGCAACATTCACTTCATTACGATAGTTTGAGACTGCCTCATAAATAAATTTTGATTTATTTGGTTTCATTTATATTTCCCTTTATTAAATAAGAGTTTAATTTTAAATAAGATACAAAAACTACAAAGTTTAAAAAATGAATACTATGTAGTTAGAATTTAGAATTATGTCGTTCTATAGACACAACAACACAGGGAAATATTTTATTGTTTTGGAAAGTCAATTGGAAAGGATTCCAACTGAGCCAAATCGTGGAGATGATATTGTACAAGAGTTTAGAAAAGAAGTTTCTGAAACTGTTGGAATTAACAGCGAAAATGCAAATGATTTTTTCCCAATATCAAGAAATTATTATGAAACTGATAAGGGGGCTGGTGAGGCTCCATTAACAACTGTTCCTGAGTTTCAAAAAACTCTTTTAAAAACAATTGATTCGGAAGAGGCTAAAACAAGTCTTGAGACTACATCAAACTCAAACATGTTGGGTTTTAGAATTAAAAAAGGTAAACTGGCACTTAACCCAGAAGATCCAAGCTGGCCAGATTTATTAAACCAATTATCTAAAAACCCTCAAGAGTCAAAAATAAATCGCAGCGTCGATAATTTGTTGAGTTCCAACAACATAAACTCTCCAAGCAAACCTTTTTTTAATCCACAAGATTACAACGAAAATAAAGTTATATTAGGCAGTATACAATATAAAAACCTTGGTGAACATGCCCCGAGAAAATATCCAGATGTTGTTGAAGCAAATTTACAAGAAAATCAAATAACAATTGAGGAAATGAAAAAGGTGGGATTAAATCTTTTACTTGCCGCCTCTGGTCTTGATTTACTAGCTGTTTCAATAGAAAACGACAATCCAAATGCTCAAAGCATTGTTGAGGATGGTGATAAAATTACGTTTGGTTCTTTTAAACCAACAACTGTTTTAAAAAGTGTAAAACCAAAATATCAAAACACCGATAACAACGACTCGGCATTTGATAATAGTAATTTAGTAACTTCACACGGAAGCCCAAATAACCCAATAAGACCTTATACTGGGACCAGGGAACAAATATCTTCCCCAGTATTATTTGCAAAAATTGTTACAATATCCCATGCTTTAAATCAGATCATACAGAGATTTAGCTTAACTGGTAGAGGTCTTGGAGATCACTTAGCAAATGGTACTTCTAGAGATAGACAAAAACTTCTTGGTTCTAACCTAGCTAACGCTGGTGCAGAAAACACAGCAAACACACTAGATCCGTTTGATACCCCGCCACTTACAAATGATTTTTATCAATCAGTACAAGCTGGTTTCAAGCAATTTTTTGGTTTGGCAGATAATTTCAATAGTCAAAACGGATCTCCAAGTCAAGAACATGCGGGTAAAAACCCAAAAATGTATGGTTATATTTCCACATTTGTTAGAAAACTAAATGTAGCTATAAAACAACTTAATTTAAGCCAACAACCTACTAGTCTTCCTGTTACAACTGGCGGTGCTAGCAGCACATTAAATGCAAATAGTATTCCTAATGAAGAATTGGTTGAAAGTTTAAAATCTAACTTTGCAATTAAATTTATTAAAGTTTTATCAATTATTGGGGACAAAGCTTTAATTATATTGCACACTCAACAGCAAGTTCCTGTGCAGGGAATTGACGGCTATGTTTCTGATATAGATTCCGTTGAAGAATTGATATCTCCTAATGATGCTCGTTTTGATCCTGGCATACTTGTGATTAAACATAGGCTAGATACAAATCATGGTGGATTAGCATATGCTAATACAACTTTAGAATCCATGCTATTAGTTCCACGGGGAATTTTAGAGGCAAATGCAGCACTTGTAGAAAGTAGTGATTTCCCAGCAGGGAATGCTCTTGTTGAACTTGTAAAAACAAACAAAGTAATCACATCAGCACAAAATGATAGAATTTCACAGGCTGATGTAAAATCAATGGAAGATTATTTGGAAATGGACTATGTTCCATTTTATTTTCATGATTTACGTACAAATGAAATTATTTCATTTCATGCATTTTTAGAATCTGTAAGTGATAACCTTTCTGCGGAATTCAATGAAACAGAAGGTTATGGTAGAACGGGTGTTGTACCAGTTTATAAAAACACAAAACGTACAATTAATTTTACATTTAAAATATTAGCAACAAGTCAAGATGATCACGAACAAATGTGGTATAAAGTTAACAGGCTTGCCGCTTGTTTGTATCCACAATATTCAGAAGGAAGATTGTTAAACTACCAAGGAAGCAAGTTTATTCAGCCATTTTCGCAGGTTTTTGCTGCCTCACCACTAATGAGAATCAGATTTGGTGACCTATGGAAATCTAATTATTCTAAACTTGCAGTAGCTAGATTATTTGGTTTAGCAGGTTTAGCTGATGGTGAACGTAGTACTTTTGAATTAGCATCAACAAGAGTAGTTAGCGTTAGACCACAACCTAATAGAATTAGTCAACAGCAACAACAATTAGAAGCGAGTACCGAAGCACCAAGGCCATTGCAGGTAGGTGATCAGGTTGAAATAAGACCAAAAGGCAGTAAACACAGATGGGCTGCTGCAAGCAGAGATAACAATTACATGGGAAATCCTGCCGCCACATCAGAAGCTCAAGCCAGAGGTCAATTGACTGGGGAATATATAAGAGCCGCTAATCTTTTCTTGTACATACCTTCTAATTCTGCTTATGTTACAGGGGAAATCGTAGAAATCCATCCATCTTCAAGAAGAACAGGTTTCAATTATTATGTAAGAGTTACAAATGCAAACACTGGTGCTTCAGGCCAATTAGGTGGGGTTATTACCAATGGCGGCAACACAAGAGCAAGAGATATTAATAATATAATTCAATATTCAAAAGATCCAACTGGCTGGGTTATTTGTGTTAACCCTGGTTGTTTAAATCGAGTAGTTCAAATAATTCGCGAACCGCCTCCACCGCAACAACAGATTGAAACTGTTAACAATTCAATTCCTGACTTTTTTAAATGTGATGGAGACGATCCAAATCCAATTATGAAAGCTTTTTGTTCAACAGAAGGTAAAGGATTGGCTTGTGTGATTCGTTCAATGAACCTAGATGGTTTAACGGAAGTTCCTTGGTCTGTTGAAAGATTTGATGGGCGTGCCCCGCAGCTTTTAACGGTAGCTATGGAAATCACACCAATCCATGATATCAACCCAGGATTAGATAATAAAGGATTTATGACTGCACCAATTTGGCCAACTGGTACAATTGTAAACAATATCATGGGTAATAACGAATCATCAAACGAAGGTCTTGAAAAGTTTAATCAAAGCAGAAGCAAATATCTCTTCCCATCAACTAACAAACTAGGAGCATAAACCAATGAGATATGATCGTACCCCACTCTTAAATTTAGGACAATATTATGGGACATCAGAATTTATACCACAGTTAAGAAAAGCTATTGCTGCTGGTGTTGTTAGATACAGTCTACATATATTAACTGGCAAAGAACGTTTAGACACTCTTGCTGCCGAGTTTTATGGTGATCCTTTAAAATATGATATTTTAGCTGCCGCATCAAACATTGGAAATAGTCTACAAGTACCACCTGGCACATCAATAATTGTCCCAAATATAGATGATATAAGAGCATTTTTGTAATTTAATTGCTTTTGTATTTAATGTTAATCATGGTAAGACAACTTCCAAGAACATATTATTATAGAGCGGTTTCAAAACTATCCAAATATTTTGGGGTTCTCAATGCTGAAGATCTTTCTTCATTAATTGCTTTTCAACAATTACAAGGTCATAGAAATGAAATCCCGCCAGATAATTTAAGGCCAACACAAGCTGAAATAAAATTAGTTGATTTAATCATCAATACCTCAGAAGGTGCTTTGCCTGTTGTTGATGAAGTTGTTAATAGAATACCAGTACCAATTACAGGACAAGCAGATGGTAATGGGCAAGTTACTTACCAAACTGAAATTGCCAGTAGTAGAAATGATTTAGTTTCCGCACTACAATATTATATTTTAGGATCACAAAGTCCAGATGCAGATATAGATCTTAGTACTGATTCTGCTTTGGCAAATTTTGTAAAATTACATCACAGCTCTAGTCCAAATGAAACTCTTTATTCCTATGCAGACATTGGACAAATGTTAAACAAATCCAATGAAGATGATATAGTAAAAAAATTATCTGCAATTGAAATATATTCGCCAAACATATCCCCATCCAGTAAAAATGCAGAAGGTTTATCAATTGTTTTTAATGGTATTCCGAATTTAGAAATGGCAAGACTTTTACCTTATTTGGATGTGCAATTTATGTTTGGTAAAAGCACAACAGATTTTAATGGAAATTTATCTGCTCCTTCTATATTCAAATTTCTAGAAGGAGCAGTTCAAGTTAGAAATAATTCTAATTTAGATCTATTAACAAGAGCAAATGAAGTGGCGGGGCAAATAACTGGTGCATCAAATCAATCAGGAATGTTAGCTACATCTGGGTTTGAGTTATTTACCTCACCACAAACTATGGTAAATGCGAACACTCCGAACCCAGTTTATAATAGATTAAGTGCTGGAGATGCTGAGTACAGCTTACGTTCCACTTCAGTTATTGACAAATTTAGACCTTTTTTATCTTTTAAACAGTTATCAATTGATTTAGCGTCTTCTGGTGCTGGCTTGTTTTCATTTAAAACTGCAAAACTAGAATTTATTCTACATGATAGAAGCCGTTTACATGAAATTGCAGACTTGGTAAAACCTGATTTATATGGAACAACAGAGTTAATGATTGAATATGGGTGGATTCATCCTGACCCACCAGAAGCTGGAAATTCTTATGCTGATTTATTTAACTCAACAAGAGTTAAAGAAAAATATGGTATAAAAAATGTCCAATTTTCCTTTGATGAGGTTGGGCAAGTAAACATAACACTTGAACTATTCACCAAAGGTTCTAGTGATCTTCATACAACAAATATTGCAAACACATCTGGAGCTACACAACAATCACTGGTTAGAATACAAGAATTAGGCGAGATTATTTCTAGGTTTAGACAATCTTTGCCAAATCCAAGTAGTGGTGGTGGCGGTGGGAATAATTCTACCAGAGAAATACGTGGAGTTCAAGCACTTGATACTCTTTCGGACATTCAAAGTAACATCAGATTGACGCCACAGTTAGTACAACAAATTGGACAATTACGTACAAGTTTAAATTCTAATTCAAATAGAAATCAAAACGTTAGAACTCTTTTAGAATCTCTAGACGAACTTTTTGGTAATGTTAGACAATCCCGAGCAGCTAGAACAACAAACAGACAACTACCAGCATCAAATTCTGCTCCTCTGTTACAAGAATTATCAAATTCTATTCAAGGTGAATTAAGAGATCAATTTTCAAAACTAAAACAAGGGTATGATCCGTTTGTGCCTGATTTTCTAGAATTACCAACAAATAGATTGCCAAATGCTCCACGAAGAGAGCCCGCTAGCAGATTTAGAAGAATATTAAGAAATGGAAACCAGTCACAACCAGCACAAAGTACCCCTGGACAAAATTTAAGTCAAGAAATTTTAAGAGAATTTGACCATGGAAATGACGTTGTTTCTCTTGGTAAACTATTAATGGTTTTTATTGGCCAGCCGCTTGCTGCCACAGGCAAATATGATGAGGTTCAGTTTGTTTTTTATCCTTTCAACAACTATGCAGGATATGCAAGATTCCTGAATACTTCAAATTTTATTATAGATTTAAAATTTTTATTAGAACAATATTTTCGTTATAGAATGGAATCAACGTCAAGAGCTACAAACGTAAACATAAATGATTTTATGTCTTTTTTACAAGGTACAGTTATAGATGATCCTGCTGCTGCCGTTTATGGTATTGATGATCTTTATGAGAAAACAATTGATAGAAATACAAATCAAGCTCAAACAACTGCTAGATTTGATGCTGTAAGATTACAAACAGAAATTTCTGAAAGGTTAAAAAATATAACCCCTGATGGTACATTTAAAATGCCAGAAATTCAAATGTATATGGAGACTTTACCGAGAAAAAATATCAGAATAGATGGTGGTGGTTTAAGCCAAAGCATTGATGAAAGCAAAACAATTTTAAGACTACATGTGTTTGACAAACAAGCTACACAATATGAGGGTCTTGGAACCATTTTAGAAGTTGCAAGAGATAATACTCTTTCATCTTTTTCTACAATAACTGATACAAATCAAAATTCTATTGTTGGTAAAAACCAAAGAGAAGCGATACAAAGAATTGTTAATACGGCTTTAGAGCAAGGTTTAATCCAAAGTATAAGACCATCAAGAACAGAGTTAAATCCAGACGGTAGATATACATTTTATCGTTTTACAGGAAGTCAAGGGAAATTAAAAGAGTTTATTATGAAAACAATGCCATATATCATATATGGCTGTGGTGGGACTACTATTTACACAGCAAATCTTGCTTCGCTAAACGACCCAGCACTTTCATCAGTAAACATGTTAAGGGCAACAAATGCAAGTCCGCAAAGAGCGAATGGTGAACAGCCTGGAGGATTGCCAATCCAGATTATTCCTGGCGAACTAAGTGTTAGTTGCATGGGTAATACTTTGGTAAATTTCGGACAAAGAGTATTTGTAGATTTTCAAACTGGGACAACGGTTGATAACATTTATGTTGTAAACGGTGTTTCTCACACAATAAGTCCTGGGGAGTTTAAAACTGAAATAAAATTCGTATTTTATGATGGTTATGGCAAGTACCGTTCATTTATTGATCAAGTTAATGCGTTTGCCGTGCAAATGGATTCACTATCTGGTGCCGCAGACACCGCAGCAACAGATGCGGCACCAAACATAGTATTTACGCCAGAAGAAGTCGGAACAGCACAAGAAAACTTATTAACAGAACTTGCACTAGAAGAAGCAGCCGCAGCAGAAGCACCTTAAACAAGTTAAGTTGACAACACTAAAGACAGTGTTGATACTAGCCAAGAAAGTTATCTCAAACATGCAAAATCCATATGAAGTATTAGGTGTATCTGAGGGATGTGATGAAGAAACATTAAAAAAAGCTTATCGGGCAAAATGTTTTGAATATCATCCTGATAGACAAAATGGTAAAACTGACGAAGAAAAAGCTACGGCAGAAAACAAATTTAAACAAGTTCAAAACGCTTATAACTCTATCAATGACGGCAGTTATGAAGCCTCAAAAAATCAACACCATGGTTTTAATTTCGGCAATATAGCTGATATGTTTGCCCAGTTTATGGGCAGGGGAGTAATGAGGCAACAAAAGCAAGAAAAACCAAAGCAAGTTGAAGTTGAAATTAATGAACCAATCCTTTTATCTTTTAAGGAAGCGGTGCAAGGATGCAAACGTAACATAGATCTAAACTTTAATTTAACCTGCTTTGATTGCATGGGTAGGTGTGTTGTACCAACTAATCGCAAATGTAATGAATGTAATGGTTCAGGGGCTCAAGTGAAAAAATCTTCCAACGGGTTTTTTCAACAAATGATCCAAACCGCTTGCGAATATTGTGGAGGCATGGGTGTTGAAATTGAAAATTGCAAATCGTGCAATGGCTCTGGATCAACTACGCAACATCTAAAAGAAGAAATAGAAGTCCAAGCTAACGCTCCATCTGGTAGAAAAATAAGCAGAAATGTACAAGATGTAGAAGTTATTTATATTGTACGAACAACAATTGATATTCCAAAAGATTTTTATCTTTCACCCAACAAACAACACCTAATGAAAGATGTTAAAGTTAGCATCTATGATTTTCTTCTTGGAGGAGAAAAGGAGCTAAATTTGCATGATGGGGAAGAAAACCTAGTATTTCAATTTACAACCAGTCAAAATGAAGTGGTTATTGAAGACAAGGGTTTACCAAAAAATGGTAAACGAGGTTTATTAAAGATTAATATTATTCCCGAGTTTCCACAATCAATTACGGAAGAACAACGAGAATTGTTAAACAAAATAAAACAAAATAATTTATAATAATATTTTATGAGCACTGAAAGAAAAATTTATGTCCTGTCAGACCAACTTATTAGACAGTTGGCTGATTTGCTTTGCCTGAGCATGGCAACAAATACCCATATTGGCGATCACTTTCGCACAATCCGTTTGGAAGAAAGTACTGCCCCTGGGATGGAATCTAAGCTGGTATTAACACCTGAATATGTAGAGGTTTATAACACTCAAGTTAAGCAGCTACATGAAGAAGTTGATACCTTAACTCAAAAACTCGACGGGACTCAACCTGTTTGAGAAATTGAAGAGTTTAATTCCTTTATTGTAAAAGCTATATTAGGTTCAAAAAACCTGATTTTTGTATCAGTCAATATCTTAACCTCCTTATTACTCAAGGAGTTTAAAGCTATTGTTGCCAAGTTATTTTTTATCCCAGTGGATAAAACAATATATTCTTTCCTTGAAGTAACAATATTTTGAGTTTGTTGGATTGCTTCATACTTTATTAAATGTTTTAGCGTTACAACAAATTCACTCGGATAAAGAAAATCAAAATGTTCTTGCGAGTGATACTTCCATTCATTTTTGCCTTCTAAAGATTGTAAATCAACATCATGATATAACTTTACCCCTAAAAATTTAATATGTAAATCTTTGTATTTATTTTTTTTAGCCAATAGTTTTTCTTGCTTTTCAAGACTATCACAAAGTCGATAACCTTTATTATCGTAATAAACAAAACTGGTTACAACACCAGTGTATGTATCCCTTAATAAATTATTTGATTGATTTAAATCTCCAAATTTTAGTTCTTCAAATTGTTTTGTTATATTTTTTTCTTGCCCCATAAAAACCTTGTAGTTCTCAATTGAACTTTTAAATGATTGATGAGAACATTTTATTTTCTGGTTTCTACTAAACCAAAATCCAAAATTCTCTTTTTCTTTGTATGGAAAAATGCAACCTTTATACAATTGAACTGGTCGAACCAAAGTTCCAATTGGTTTGTCACTGACTTGTCTAAGAGTTATTTTTTCCACAACATGTTTAACTACTCAAATATTATTTTACAAATAGTAGTATCTCTAAGTCGTTATTTTTGTTTGCTTTTTGGAACCCAAGATACTGGTTTTCTACCTTTTTTTCTTCTTGGGCCAACCTTATTGCACATTGCTTTTGTTGGTCTGCAAGCTGGATATTTTCTTTTTTCTCCCTTTTCCCGTCCACAAGGTCCTCCTGTGCGGCAATCAATCCAGCCTTTGCCTCTATTTCTTGAAAACCAACCATGCAAACCCTTTTCTTTTTCTGCTTTAAATCTTTTACCTTCTGAAAGTAATTCATTTAAAAGTAATTCAATAATCTCTTCATTTACTTCTTCGGGATTAACCAACACTTCTTCTTCTAATTGTTCTTCTTCATTCATGCCATGATAAGCGTCAACGTACTCTTCATCTAAATCAAGATTTTCAAATTCTTCTTTTAGATCTCGCCATATCCTACCTCTCCTACATTGGACTACTGCACCAGAGGCATAGGCACTAGGCCAACGACGGTATTTTCTTTTTGCAATTCTAGTACATCTGTCATCTTTTTTTGTTTGTTTTTTCTCGTCCAAACTAGTGTCTTCTTCTCCCATGTAGCCAACGACGCCACCACCGCTCATGGCACCTGCTTCAAAAATAATATCTTTCAATTTCATGCTTATAAATATAAACCAAATCTGATCACTGTGAATACAGCAAACAATTGAAACAAGTAAAATAAAATAGAATGCTTATTATTCATTGTATGCTGTTTAATTAAGCATCTGAGTAAGTAATATGTCATCAATTGGTAGCGGCTTCAATCAAACACTTAATCCAACAGCATTTGGTCTTTATGACTCGTCACCACTTTTTCAAAAAGATGCGGACAACATGGTTCGTTATGTCTTAATCAGATTTGGCGAACAAGTACTAAGCGTTGAATTAACAAAAAAAATTATCTGGACTTCTTTTGAAGAGGCCACATGGCAACTAAATGCTTTATTGGCAGAATATGCCGCAAAAAGTAATCTCGCCTCCTTACTTGGAACCCCAACTGCAAGTTTTAATCCAACTGCAAATGGTGGAACTGGTTTATTTTCTGTAAACTTATCTAACACTTATGTACAACAAACATTAGGATATTTAGATACATTAACTGCTCCATATTTGAGTTACGTTGGATATGGTAACTGGGCTGAATCTTATTCTGGATCAATCTATTTAACATCTAGCCGTCAAGACTATGATCTTTTTACAGAATTAAAAGATGAAAATGGTGTGCCACTTTTTAATTATGTTGGTTCTGGTTCTAACGTAAGATTTACAATTTACAACGTTTATCATTATGAGCCAGTTGAGTATATTTTTAACTCAAACTATGGTTCAACCATTGCTTATGGTTCAGATTTTACTTCTGAAGCTGGTGTGGCAATTCCAGATACCAAATACTTCGTTTTGCCTCTTTATGAAGATGTGCTTAGAGCGGGTTTGTTTGAAGATGCTAGAAGAATTCGTCGCTCTCACTATTCGTATGAACTTAAAGGACGTAGTTTAAGAATTTATCCAACACCAGGAACTGGTGATTTTATGGCTAGCGGCTCTAGAAAACTTTGGATTAGGGTTGGTTTTAAACAACCAGCTTATGACCCAAGGATGGATAGTTCATTTACACCTAGCCCATCGGTAATAGGTTCTGGAATAACAACAGGTAGTGGTCCTGGTGGAACTTTTTATTTCCCATCTAATCTATATGGTGTTTCAAACCCTGCAAACGTACCACTTGGAGTTGTAAATTATGATAGTCTAAATATTTGGTGTAGAAACTGGATCAGAGAATATACCCTTTATCTTTGTGCCCAAACATTGGGTTGGATTCGTTCAAAAACGAGCACAATACCTATTCCTGGTAACGATTTAACAATGAATGGCCCAGAGTTGCTAAGTTTTGGTAAAGAAGGCACAGATAAACTTTATACAAGCGCAAAAGAATATCTTGATGGTTTAAGTTATGATAAACTAATGGAGAAAGAGGCCATGAAGCTTGAACAAACCAATAAAATTATGTCTTTGTTGCCGCTTCCACCAACAACAATCATAAGAATCCGTTAATAATCTTTGTATTTTTTATCTTAATAATAAGTGTAGATAATTTAAAATAAAGTAAAACACCAGAAACTATTTAACTATTGATAATCAATGTCTAGACTTTTTATAACTCAAAAAGAGATCCAATATCATACTGATATCACTCAGGAAATGATAAAAGATATCATAGGGCAAAAAATATATTATTTTCCAATGTCCACCAATAAGTCATTGATTAATGAAACTTATGATGAAGCAATTGAAAAAGTCTATGACGGTCCAATTGAAATTGATGCATTAGTGGGTCAACCAGAATGGGAAAACGTTAGCAACAACTATGGGACTTATCTTCAAGGTAAATTAGAAGTTTTCTTCCAAGGTAGAGATTTAACTCTAAAAAATATTAAACTTGCAGAAGGTGATTTTTTTACATATGGTAGTCACACATACGAAATTGTTGTCTGTGTTCCGCTTAGTAACCTTTGGGGTCAAGAAGAGTATGATAGATCGTTTAGAATATCTGCTGTAACAGCAAGGCCAGGAAGATTTGACCCATCCAAATACTTGCCACCAGCATCAGAACCAGACGATGTTCAAAAAGAATTTGTTCAACAACGTGGTCTTAAAGAAACCAAAGAAGGAATCACAAACGACATTAGAGAGATGCGTGAAAGACTTGGAGAAGAAATGGCTCCAATTGCTCTTGGAGAAGGTCCAAGAATTGTTAACCAAGATAGTCAATCTTCGATTGAACCAATTGGAGATGATAAAGTTAATACATTCTTGATTGATGATGAAGTAGATGATGAATTTTATCAATAATATTTTAATGTAAATCATCTAATTCATTTGTTTAGTTTTCTAACCAAAAACTATTTTCTAGTTAAGATTACTAAAAATGACAACAGGTAAAGCAAAGAGATTTGGAAACCAACAAGGGGAGTTTTATAACTACCAAAAGGAAATTCCAGTACCAGAACGTTTTATTGACGGGACCAAAGGTAATATTACCAGACAAAATATCCAACCTCCACCAGAAGATATTGCTGGATTAGAACAACTGCCTTACGGTGGTTTACAAGGACAAGATCCTGCATATGAAACGGTTGAAATTCCTCCTTGTACGATATTGGATATCGACAAAAGCGTAAAAACTTTATTTGATGAAACAATAAAATTTCCAACAAAATATCTTAAAGGTGCTAATAAAGTTTATTCGCTTAACAAACCAAGAGTTATTTTTGCTGGCGGTGATAGATTTGCAATGGCAAAAAAATTAACTCCGTTGCGTTCAAAAGATAATTTGTTAATATTGCCCGCCATTTCAATTAGGAGGACAGGTATTGAAAGCTCATTAGCTGTTCAAAACTCAAGAGCAATTAGTAGCGCAACAGGTGAAATAATTGTAAAAATCTCACCTGACAATGAACGAGATCCATTTTATCAAAACTTAATTAATAAACTTGGTTTAAGAAATATACCTTCTGTTCCTACCTCTAGAAGAACTAGAGGCGGCAACAAAAATGATATTTCAACGCAAAAAGGAATGTTGCTTGATCCAAAATTAAACAATAATACTTTGGAATATTTGGCTATTCCTGCTCCAACATTTGTTGATTTAACTTATCAAGTTACTTTATGGACAGAAGATATGGGTACAATGAACCTGTTGATACAATCAATATTAAGTTCAAAATTACCAATGGATAATGCTTATGTGTTAACAACAGATGCGGGTTATTGGTATGTAGCTTATCTTGGCGATCAAATATCAATGGAAGACAACTTTGAAGATAATAGCGATCAAGAAAAAATCGTCAAAACAAGTCTTGAACTTAGAGTTAAAGCATTTCTTCTACCACCAAATGAATTAACAAATATGTACCCAGTCAAAAAGTATACAACTGCGGTAAACTTTGACTTTGAAGTTAATTTTTCTTCAACTAAGATCTATCACAAATCTTTAATAGACCAAAGCGGTATTAAACAAAATCAAGATAGATTTTTACTTTCAGATGTTGATGAAATCAGTGATCCAAAACCAAAAACAACCGAACAAAATCTATATTTTGAAAAGGAAGTTATAAATGAGTTAACTAATAAAAGAGAAATAGTTTATGCCGAAGTAACTGAAGGGCGACAATCAAAAGAAACCGTATATAGAGCGTCAAGTATTAATGAAGTAATTGAACTTATTTCAAAAGACTGAATGTTTCTGCAAAAGAGTGTTCTAATTATCCTTGAACTTTGTTTTTAAAGTAAAAGGTAAATAAAAAAATGGCAGAACAAATATTAAAAGCACCAGGATATTATGATTCTGAAATTGATGCTTCACTTAGAGTAATTCAACCAGTAGGAACTCCTGCTGCAATTATTGGCGCATCAGTTTTTGGACCTGCATTTGTACCTGTTTCACTTGGTTCATTTTCGGATCAAATAGCAATATTTGGCTCGGTAACCCCAGGTTATCCAGCCACTTATGCCTCCCAAAGATGGCTAGAAAACAGAACAAACGCAGTTTTCGTTAGATTGTTAGGAGCAGGTACAAACAGCGGCTCTGGAGATTTTGAAGATACCCGCACAAAAGGGATTGTGCAGAACGCAGGTTTTGCAGTTTCTTCTTCGGTAGTTCAAATTTCAGGTGATGGTCGTCATCAAGGGGCTGTTCAATTCTTAGTTGCCCGCCACACTCTAACAAACCAAGAAGCATATGGTTATCCAATGTTTACGGATAACAGATCATATTCTTTAGCAGGAAATGCGGTTAACTTAGTAAGAGGCATGATCTTTTGCTCATCTGGTTCACGCATCATGATAATGGATGGCGTAAACGAATCCTATACAAACGCTCTTGATGACGTTGCTACAATTGATAGCGGTTCAAACAGTATAACAAACGGTAAATTTAAACTAATTGTTTCAACAAGCCTTGGAACTGCATTTGGAAATAGTGATGGCTTCGCTGGAATTACAATTTATACAGCTTCTTTAAACCCATCTGATGCAGATTACTATGCAAATGTACTAAACACTGATCCAGATAAATTTGCAACCACTGGTCACTACTTGTATGCAGATTTTGCAGTAGATGCAGAAATTGCCGCTGTAGCAACTGGTACATTTGTTTCAAGTTCAGTTGGCATTGTTTCTGGCTCTGCTGGTACAACTGCAACAGGAGGTTTAACTTCAGTTCCATTTAGAAATCTTTTTGGAAGATTTGATACAAGATACACAACTCCAAGCACACCATCATTTATTTCTCAACCATTTGGTAACTTGGAATATGACTTATTCTCTTTTGAACCATTATCAGATGGCGCTAATGCAAATGAAATGGTGAAAATTTCAATTGCAAATCTAAAAGCATCTTCAGATCCAAACAATCAATATGGAACATTTACAGTTCTAGTTCGTAACTTTAACGATAGTGATTTTAACCAAGAAATTCTTGAACAATTTACAAACGTAACTCTTGATCAAGATTCGGATAACTACATTGGCAAAGTGATTGGCGACACAAAAACTTCATATAAATTTGATTTTGAAAGTGAATCTGATCGTGGTCTTCAAGTAATAGGTACATATCCAAATAAATCCAAATATATTAGAGTTGCCATAAACTCAAATGTATTAACAAAAGTTACTCCAGCCAGTGCATTACCATTTGGGTTTAGAGGTGTAACCACTATAAAATCAAGTGATTCATTAACCGACGTATCAGGTGTTGGCAGAATGGCACTTTCTGCTTCAGCGGCGATACTAACCTTCCCAGCTTTAACTGGTTCAATTGCACCACCACTACCATTTAGATTTAAAGTAACAAGAGGCAATATAACTTCTTCTGCTGCATTTACTGGTCAACCAGGAGCAACAGAAATTGCAGATTCTAGATTGTTTTGGGGTGTTAAATTTGAAAGAAACAACGATGCCACAAACACAAATACTTCTGATACACTAAACCCAATAATCAAAAGCTACGCTAAATTTACGGGTATTCCAAAACTCGATACAGTTATTACAGGCTCTAGTGTAGATTTATTTAATGATAACAAATTTACTCTTGCCCGTGTTGCATTTGCTAATGGTTCTATTGCTGATCTAACATCATCAACTGGGACAATTATGAAAAATGCGGCGTATATCAGAAATGGTGTGCCAGATGGAACAAACTACAAAATTACTGATGGCAGCTATGGAGATAGAATCACTTTTGCAACCATTTTGCAAAAAGGTTCTCCATCAGATTTTAACCGTTTTGCCGAATATGCGAAGTTTACAACTTTAATATACGGTGGTTTTGATGGTGTAAACATTCTAGATAAAGATGCTAGAAGATTTACAGACAGATCAACATCAGTAGAATCTGGTTCAATTGGATTTGGCGGTGCTGCCTCAAATTACATTTCTCCAGGATTTACAACAAACCAAAATGGTGTTGGAGATAATAACAACCAAGTTAATAGCTATAAAACAGCCGTTAATGTTGTTACAGATCCATTAACATCACCATCTAACTTGGTTGTATTGCCAGGTCAACGTGAACCAGTTGTTACAGATTATGCCGCACAAAAAGTTCTAAGTTTCGGCAAGGCATTCTACATAATGGATATTCCAGCTTATGATTCCAATTCTGTAAGAATTTTTGATGGAGAAATTGGACATTATATTGATAATACTAAAACAGCACAAGAATTTGATGCAAGAGCATTAAATAACAATGCTGTTGCAGTATATCACCCATCAGTAACAATTGAAGATAATGTAAACAACAAACTAACTGTTGTTCCAGCTTCTGTTGCCGCACTAGCTGCATACGGATTTAATGATAGAGTTGCATATCCATGGTATGCTGCCGCAGGATTAAATCGTGCCGCACTTTCATTTGTTAAGGGCGTATCTCAAAGAGTTAAAGCTTCTGATAAGGATTTATTCTATGATACAAGAATTAACCCAATCTTTAAAGATGAAGGCACCTTTGTAATATTCTCTCAATACACCCTCAAACAAGGAATAAATGCTCTTACCTCTAGAGTAAATGTTAAACGTCTTGCAATTGAAGTGGCAAGAGCAATTGCAAATATTGGTAATAACCTCTTGTTTGAACAACTAACAAATGAAATTCGTGATAGATTTATCACGGCAACTTCATTACAACTATCAACAATTCAGCAATCCAAAGGCATCAAAGCCTTTAAAGTGGTTTGTGATGATACCAATAATACAGAAGTTGATAGAGAAAATAATAAATTAAACGCAACAGTTTTGGTTCAACCAATTGAATCAATTGAATACATTGTTCTAGATTTTATTATCACAAATAGCGGAACATTCTTGTTAGTTTAAAAAATATTAAAAAGTCAACTTAACTTAACTTAAAACCCTGCCCAAATTAAATTGTTGGGCAGGGTTTTTGTTTTTATGCTGTAATTACAATTTGATATAAAAGAAATTAAAGGTTAAAATATGGTAGATCTAACATTTAAAAGCGCGGGTGTCGGAGTTCGTGAAATCGACTTAAGTGGAGGAACATCTATTCTTCCTTCTGGCTTACCTGCTGTTATTATTTCAACTACAGAAATCGGGCCAGCATTTGTTCCTGTACTAGTACCAACATTACAAGATTGGAGAAGCTACTTTGGTTTCCCAAGAACGTATCTAAACTATGGTTCTCTAGCAGCAACTGAATGGTTTAGAACACAGCAAGCATTAACTCAGATTAGAGTTCTTGGTGTTGGTTTGGGTTTAAAAAGAACAGAAAGTGGAGACAACAGAGGTAAAGTAGAAAGTGCTGGTTTCGTTGTCGGCGCGCAACAACCACAAAGCGCACTTTCTGGCGGTCTTGGAAACAATGCATATGCAAATGCAACTTCCACATCTCCAACTGCTGCTGGCACACTAGGCAGAACATATTTTCTTGGCGCATATATGAGCCAAAGTGCTGGATCAACCTTGTTTAGTGATGCTGGTTTATCTGGGGTTGGTCAACCTGTATTACGTGGCGTAATCATGGCTGCATCAGGCGTAATCTTGCGCCTTTCTTCATCAAAAGACCCAGACTCTTCATTGCCTAGCGCATCAACTTCTGCTGATTTTTCAGCAGGAACTGTCAAAGGTTACGTTACAGGTACAGTTAATTTATTAAATGGCGCTCAAGAATTCGTAATGCTTCTCAACGGTCACAAAGGTTCAAATGAACTTTTCCCAAGAGCCCTTACAGCATCTTTTGATCCTTCTGCCCCAAATTATTTTGGTAATGTTTTCAACAGGGATGCACAAAGAATGGAAGAAGCAGGATATGTTCTTTATTCTTATTATGACATTCAAAGTGCAATTGCTGTGCCAACTGGTTCTGGTATTATTTTAAATGCTGTTGGTGGAACAAAAGAAAATATCGCATTCTTGGTTACTGGTTCACAAACTCGCAACAGCGGTTCAGCAACTGCTCCAAACTACGAAAATTTTGAAGACCGTTATCAAACAGCCCACACACCTTGGTTTATTTCACAAAAACAAGGTGGTTTATATCAAAACCTCTTTAAACTACATCTAATTTCTGATGGTGATAAAAACAATGTTAAAGTTAGCATTGAAAACATTTTCCCATCAACAAACGATGCCGCTCCATACGGCACATTCGATGTTGTTGTAAGAAGCTTTGGCGATTCAGATGGCGGTAAGGTTGTTTTAGAAGCCTTTAGAGGATTAACACTAAATCCAACATCAGATTCATACATCGCCAAACAAATTGGCGATAAACACGTTTATTATAATTTTGATATTGGAGAAGATCAACAAGGCTTAACCGAAACAGGCAACTATGATCTACGTTCACGTTATATTCGTGTTGAAATGAATGCGTTGGTTGATAATGGAGATATTAACTCTGGATTAATGCCAATGGGCTTTAGAGGTCCACAACACTTGGTAACATCTGGTTCTTCTCCTTTGCCAGCATTCAGTGATGCTGCTTATTTGAGCTCACAAAATCCATTCTATAAAGTTGTTGAGCCGCCAGTTCCATATAGATCAGCACTAACAAAAGGTTCTGGTACAACCAAAACAGTTGATCGCTCACTGTACTGGGGCGTACAATTTGAAAACGTTGTTTCTATTAGCGAACCAAATAGTTCAGCAGTACCAAACAAAAGCTTACCATCAAGAAGCAAATACTTCCCAAATTTCCAACTTGATTGGATGAATTTTACTGTTGATAACAATGAAGGCGTGGCAGATACAACCACAAATGGTATCCTAGATGCAGATAGGTTTAATAATAACCTTTTCAGTCTTGAAAAAGTTCAAATTTATTATATATCTGCTACAAACTTACCCGATGTTAACAGACTAAAAGATTGGACATATGTCCGTGCAGGTAATATTGCAACAAATACAACCAATCTAACAAGAGCACTAACATTAAGCGATCTTGCTGATCCAACAACCAGAAGCATTGCTAAATTTACAACATATTTCTATGGCGGTTTTGATGGAGTAAGAATCTTTAACACAGACACAAACTACCTAACAAACAAAGCCATAACAGAAGAAATGGACTCTTCAAACAGAGGTTTCTCAAATGGTCCAACTGTTAAAGCCTATACAAAAGCTCTGCATCTTGTATCAGATGCCTCTGAAGTTGACGGCAGACTTTTTGTACTCCCAGGAATCCGTCATTCAATTATTACTGATGCAGCAATTGATATCGCAACAAATGACAGAAAAGATATTTTCTACATCTTTGATATCGAAGAAGAAGATACATATGGTAACGCTGTTGTTGATCCAAACTCACAAGATGTTTCTATCTCTCAAACAATTACAAACTTTAGAAATAGAGGATTGAATTCATCTTACGCTGCCGCCTACTTCCCAGATGTTATCATTAGAGACGACTTTAACAGAGTATCGGTTCGTGTACCACCAACAGTTGCCGTTCTAGGCGCATACGGTTTAAATGATCTTATCGGTCACCCATGGTTTGCACCAGCAGGCTTCAGCCGTGGCGCTCTAAACTCTGTTGAAAGAACTGCACTAAATCTTAAACAAGAAAACATTGACGATCTATATCCAGAAAAAATTAACCCAATCACAGCCTTCCAAGGCCAAGGAGTTAAAGTCTGGGGACAAAAGACAGTTAACGCAACAGTTTCAGCCCTAGAACGTATCAATGTCCGCAGAATGATGCTAACCCTTAGAAGGAGAATCCGTGCAATTGCCAAATCTAACCTATTTGAACAATATACAGACGATGCTCTCGCAGGGTTCCAACGTCAAATTGAACCAGTGTTAAAAGAAATTCAAGATCTTGGTGGCGTTGATCAATACAGAGTAGTGATTGACACAACAACAACCACAGCACTCGATAGAGCCAACAGAACAATACGTGGCAAAATCGTTGTTCAACCAACCCGTGCGCTTGAATTTATCGATGTAACATTCGTTCTAACCAGAAACTCAGTACAATTTACATCATAAAAAAATATCCTAAATCGATTTTAGGACAATATAAAATCCCTATATCTCAATAGTTAAAAGCTAGAGATATAGGGATTTTATATTATGGCCGAAACATTATCAATCAACAAAACACTTCCAGTGAAGTGGGAACCTGTTATGAAAAACAGGGCGGTTCTTGAAATTGAAGGAATCGACTACTTCTTAATTAAATCATTTGCCGCCCCAGAAGTTCAAGTTGAAAAAGCCGACATTCACTGGTTGAACGTTCAACGCAAAGTTGCAACCAAAATGACATTCCAACCAATGAACGTCACATTGCACCAAGCAATTGCACCAAACGCAACACAACAAATTCAAGAATGGCTAAGACTTTCAACTGAGTATATTTCTGGTCGTTCTGGTTACATGGACTTCTACAAACGCGATATTGTTATCAAAATCCTAGACCCAGTTCTAAACGTAATCAACCGTTGGGAAATTCGTGGCGCATTCATTACTTCCGCAAACTTTGGTGAATTCGCACACGAATCAGCAGAAATGCAAGAAATCACCCTAACGCTAGAATACGATATTGCTTACGCAACATTTTAATACAACTTCCTTAATAATTTCGCATACTTACACGACATCTTTATTTTTTAGATTATAATTTTCGTGTAAGTTTTCGTGACAGCCTTGGCAAAGCGAAATGCCGCTAACGTTATTTTCAACGTGATACTTAATAACAAGATCACGTATTTTGTTTTTTAAATCTAGTGTTTCTTGATCAGGATTTTGCAATCTTTCATTTAAGAAATGTTTCTCCATCCATCCTTCAGCAGTTGCAATCTTTCTTAAAATTGAAGAAAAGGTTTCCCCATCATGATGAACTTCAAGTTCACTATCGCTGATACCACAATGCTGGCATTTAAATTCATCTTTTACCAAACAAGGATAAATCCATTTTTTATACAAATCGCTTGAACTTCTACAATAAGAATTCAATGGACTTATTCCTCCTTTCCATAAGGAAGAATTTTCTCCCTTTCTGAAAACTATTTTTCCATCTTGCATATTTTTCTTAATTATTTTTGCTTGATTTTGTTTAAACTCTACAGTGTCGGTAAAAGTTATTCTTGCTGCATATTCTGGGTCCAATGCTTTTCTTTTGCCTTTATTCCAGGGTTCTTTACCATCAAAGTATTTGAACTTACCTTCCTCATAAAGTTTCTTTTTTGTTTCCTTTGACTTCTTTTTGGCTTCCGTACCATTTTCTTTATTCCAAGGATTTTTATCATATTCTCTAACATGATGACCTTTTACATAAGATCCAAATCCTTGCATTAGACCAAAGAAATAAACTTCACCACCACAGCCACATTTGCAAGTTGGTACAATATTATCATAAAACAATATTGTACAAAGCTGTTTTGAAGATTTATTATGTGTTTTTGTATAGTGAATTCTTAGAGAGTTTAAATTAAACTGAACGTTACATTCAGGACAGTTATACGTTTTATTTTTGCGCTTTTCTTTTTCTGTTAAGACAATAGGCTTTTTCTCTGTTTTATTCATGATTTATTTATTACCACTAAATATGATATAGCTCATGAATACAATTTGTATTGTACTTAACTTTGTCAATAGAGTTAATGTTATTGGCAGCAAGATCACGTATTTTATTATCTTGTGCTTGCTGGAAATCTAGTTTACATTACAAATACAGAACCAACAGCGGCATCAAGAATTGACTTTAATTCAAATTGTATTGTGATAGCAAATTCTTCTAATTCTCCATTAATTTCTTTAAGAAGTTCTTCATCTCTTGAATAACGAATTTGTTTTCGTCCGTAAGGGCCATAACCAACGAGTAATTGTTTTGGCAGAGGGTTGAATTTAATAGAACCAGTTAGGAGATATTGAGCTAATAACTCATATGCAAACTCATACCAACTACGCATTTTATTTTCACGAGCACTTTTCATTGTGCCAAGTTGTTGAGCTACATATTTTAATATTTTTTCTCTTTTTATTTCACCCTCTGAATCAAATCTACCTGAAAAATCAAATCTTCTTGGGTGGGTATCGATATTGTAAACTCGATCTAATATACTGGCTACTCTTCTGCGTAAGCGATTTATAAATTCTCCCCACATTTTTGCAATATAATCGTTGCCTCTTGCGATTGCATGGCCTAAACGATGTGCTAAAATCCAGCCAGAAGCCATGTAACGTTCTGCCCCTGTATTGCTTGTATAGATAATAGTTATTGTATTTCCATCTGGATCTGGAATTTCCTCTGGGGTGAGCCCCATCTTATCTCTCACAAAATCCATGTTAACAACGCCTACTTCTCTAAATTGAGATTTGTTTACTCTTGGATCATTAACAAGGTACATGTCAAAATTATATGGAGTTTTTTCCCATTGCCGTCTAATCTTTTCTACACCTTTTGGTGAAGTTAACAATTTTCTATCTATATCTCCAAAAGAAGAACGTCGTTCCCAATCCCCAACAGTTTTAAACTGTTGGATTGCCATTTCATCAACGTCGTCATTTTCTCCCATATAGCCCGCAACACCTCCTCCACCCATGGCACCTGCTTCAAAAATAATATCAAGTAATTTCATAACAGATTTAACTATTATTTACCATGCCGTTTAAAATTATAATTCTTGTCTGGTTATATTTTGTCAATATTTAATATGATATATGCCCAACTATGTACCAAATTTATTTTAAAATTTTGACATAGTAAATTTCTAACTATATTATTTAAACCATGATATTAATAACTGGTGGAAGTGGTTTATTGGGTTATGCGCTTGTTAACAAGTTAAAACAAAACAACAAGAATTTTGTTGCCCCAAAATCTACAGAACTCAATCTTTTAGATAAAGAATCAATCAAAAAATATTTTGGAACTCATAGAATAGATTGTGTTTTTCATTTAGCAGCAAAAGTTGGTGGGGTAAAAGCTAATATGGAATTTGTTGCAGACTTTTATGATGATAATATAGTGATGAATACTAATCTACTAAAAGCTTGTATTGATCATAATATACCAAAAGTTGTTTCAGTTCTTTCAACATGTGTATATCCAGATGAGCCTTACATAAAGTATCCATTAACTGAAAATCAATTGCATATGGGTCCACCACATCAAAGTAATTTTGGTTATGCTTATGCTAAAAGAATGTTGGACGTACAAACAAGAGCATATCGTAAACAACATGGAGTAAATTATATAACCGTTATTCCAAACAACCTATTTGGAGAAAATGACAATTTTGACTTAGAAAACAGTCATGTAATACCAGCATTAATAAGAAAAATTTGGGAAGCAAAATTAGAAAACAAGCCTATAGTTGAAATATGGGGCGATGGTAAACCAATAAGAGAATTTACATATTCAGGAGATATAGCAGATATTTTAATCAAAGTTTCAAATCAATACAATGATCCAGAACCATTAAACATAGGAAATACAGAACAGCATTCAATTTCTTATGTTGCCGAAAAAATAAAAACTTTTCTTGATTATCAAGGCTCTTTTATTTATGATCTAGACAAACCTAGAGGTCAATATCAAAAACCTTCTTCTAATAAAAAATTATTAGAAGTTACTTCTTGGAAAAAAGAAGACTACACCGATTTTGATATTAGTCTCAGAAAAACGTGTGATTGGTTTAAACTAAATTACCCAAATGTTAGAGGTTTATAACTTATATTTTCTAGGTCATAAATTTCTAAAACATCAATTTAAAAGTCTTTACATGACTGAACACCAAATAATAAATAATAA